GATGTCAGCATGACGAGCTTTGAATAATTCTGTCCGAATTGGTCTCTGCCCGTCTGCAACTTGACAGGTGTCGCCGTTATGCCGAGAACGTGAGTGATGCCGCTCTCTTTGAGAAACGTGCCGAGCATGCTGTCAGCCTCACGGGGGAAGAGGTGTGCCTCGTCTATCAGCATTTTTGTGAAGCCGAGAGCCTTGAACTTTGCCCCGAGCGTCTTGATTGAACCTATCGTTGCGTAGGTTATCTGAGCGATTTCCTTGCTCCCGAAACTTGCGCTGTATATACCAGCATTTGCGAACCCGTCACAGAGGTTCACATACTTCAAATAGTTCTGTTCCAACAACTCCTTTGAGGGTTGAAGAACAATCATTTTATCGTTCGTGTTCTTCGCGACAAAGGCTGTCAGAATTGATTTTCCCCATGCTGTCGGGAGAACAATCAAAGAGGGCTTCGGCTTCTTCTCTTGAAAGAAACTGATAGCCTTTTCTATCGGTTCAACCTGATTTGAACGTAACTGTATCATGTTGTTTCTTGTCTATCTGAGAAAACCCCGCTGACAGGGCTAACCACGCATAACAGCTTGCGTTGAGAGACCTTTCGGCTGCTCTCACCCATGAGCGGAGTTTTATATGTTATTTATTCTTTCTGTTCATCTGTCTGTTTCGGTTATACGATTACATTGTAATCACTTCAAGAGAAAACGCCTTGCGCCCTGAACCGTCTTAGCATACTCTTTGAAGAGGTCGGGGTGGTCAGCCTTGAAAGCCTTGTCGTCAAACTTCTCTGAGGGCTTGGGGCTTTTCCATGTCGCGATTGTATCGCCGCCGTAGCTCAGGGCTTCTGCGTCCCCGAAGCCGAGCTTTATCTTCTCTTCAAGCTCGGTCTTGCGGTCTGAGAGTTCTGCGAGCTGCTGCTTCACGTCTTTCAGGTCTGAATAAGCCTGAAAAATCTCGTCAGTTGTCTCAATGACCTTGCCGCCCGTGTGCTTGTTGAACTTCAAGAGAATGTCCTTGGCGTTCTGCGGGTCAGGTTCTTTGTCCCCCTGAATGTAGTCAATCCAAAAGCGGTCAACCTCTTCACAGAGCCATTTGAAGAAGTCAGGAACAAAGGTCAGGTTCTTATAGCCGAACTCACGCCCTGAACAAAGCCATGCAAGTGAAGCCTCTTGAAGCTCCGCAACTCCGAGCTGATACTGAACCTGACAGAACCAGTGCTTGGGGAGGTCTTCGGGGTCAATGCTCATTTGTGTTGTCTTACACTCCAAGATACCCTTGTTATGAGCGTTGTGGGGGAGACCGTTGAGCCAATACGTGCGGTCAGGGCTGACACGCATATACGGCTTCTCTGTGTTGATTATCATCCAATCAATGGCAGAACGCTTGATTATCTCGCAGCCCGTTTCATCTTTGAAGAACTGAGCAACTGCGTCTTCAAGATAATGACCCGCTTTCATTGCAAAGTTCTCCTGTTTTGCGGGGTCAAGACCTTTCTTGCGTCTCCATAACTGATAAGGTGTTTCCCATAGGTTCAGCCCTACGATTGTCGCAACCTCTGATGAACCGATACCGCTCTCGCGATATTTCAACCACTCTGTGCGGTCTTTCGGTCTGATAACCTGATTACTCATGGTCAGCCTCCTTTCCCTCTTCTGAACCGTTCTCAGACTTCTTGTCGCTCTTCTTCAACAGACGGTCTGCAATCTTTATGAGACCCGTCATTGCTTCACGGCGTATAGCGTGCTTCAAGACCTTATGCAAGCCGTTCTCAGGGTCTTTGTCATTCAGAACGTTCTGAAAAGCGTCAACGAGAAAGCCCATGATACCCTGAGTTACGTTATGCTGCTGAGAGCGGTAGCCATCTTCTTTGTCTTCTGTCTTCTGAACCGCAACAAGTGCGATTGCTCTGTTCTCCTTGTCTTCTTCGACCCATGCTTGGAGGTCTGCGATGATTTTTTCAATATCTTTCATTTTGAGGGTTTAACTTGTTATTTCTTAATCATGTTGAAGTCAGCCCAAAGGCTGATGAATTGTTTGCCGCAATACGTGGCGAGAGCTTCGCTCTTAAAGCAAAGGCGAGAACCGAAGTGCGCATTCGAATTCGAGGGGGCGCTATACGAGCGCGCACAAGCGAAGCCCGCCCAGTCTCCTGAATAGTCGCCTGTTGATATGAGGTGTCGGTCGGCTTTCCATTCGTCACTCTTCTCTGACAGTTCTTCTTCCGTCCATAGCGTGAACCAAGGATACCAACGCCACTCGTCTTCTGTGAACTGAGGCTCCCAACCCTCATTCAGAGCGGCGGCGATGATGCGGAGCTTCATGTATGCGAGAATGTCTCTGTTCTCCTCTGCAACCTCGGGGTCACGCAGATTTGTGTTCTGATAAGCGAGAACAAAGGGGTGGTCTTCGCCTAACTCACGGCAAGCGTCCTCAAATGTCTTCACACGTTCTGTAATCGGGCGATTTGCGGCTGTCTGTGCCTCTGTTTCTTTCAATTCGGGTAAGAGAGCGAGAAGAACTTTTTTGACGCTCTCATCGGCTGTTTTCAAAGCAGCCTTTGCGTTTTCAATCTTGATTTCCATAAATGCTGTTATTTTTTAGTTGTTGCCTTTGATGTCTTCTTTGGGTTCTCTGCAGCGGGCTGTTTTATTTCGCCCGTCTCAGGGTCAACACCCTCAGGGGCTTTTGCGCCCGTTGCCTGAGCGATAGCGGCAGCGGCTCTGTCTTGTGCGTTGTTTGTCTTCTTCACTGCGTCAGCCTGTTTCTTTGCTTCAATGGCGGGCTTCACGAAACACTCTTCAACGGTTGTCGTTCCCTCCTTGATTGCGTTGGCTGTCGCTCTGAGTTCGAAGATTTTCTGTTTGTCAATCTCCTGAACGCTCTTCACGCCGAGGTAGAAGAAAAGCTGCTCCTCCTTAACGCCCAATTTTGCGAAATACTGAATGACGTTCTGACGGCTTGTTTCAAGGTCAATAGACTGACCGAGCGCAACCTTTTTCACGTTATTGATGATGCGCTTTGTGACAGCCTTTGGGATAACCGTCAGTACGGCGTTTCTCAGGGCGATAGAAGCGGCGGCGTTGCCCGTCACAACTTGCATATCCTGACTGAACGTGTAGCCGCTCTTTGTCAGGATACTTCTCTTGACCTCTTTGCAGACCGCAACGTTGGTTTCAAGGTCGTGACAAACAGCCTGAGCCGTTATCATACGCCCGTCATTGCCGATGATGCGGGTCGCAACCCTGAGGTTCGTCCATGCGTTGGCGATAATCTCAGCCATGCGAACGGAAAGACCCTCAATGACGCTGTCGTTGCCGTTCTTGTCTTTGCGTCTCAGAACGTAGAAACAGTCTTCGGCGGTCTCTTGATCCATAGTCGCGAGCGTCTCAATGGTGTTCAAAACTCTGTTGATGTCACGGGGGTAGGCGTGTGCCGTGGCAACCTGTGCGTCAATGTCAGCTCGGTTGAGAGCTTGGAGCATATCAGCCTGTTTTACTTCGATGATTTCTTCCATTTTGTTTGTTATTTTATGCCCTCTTTATGCTTCGGGCGTTGCTTTATTTCTTCGGGCTTAAAAAATATCTTGCGTATCTGACCGTGAGACCCGTCACACGGCTGACGCTTTTCTCCATTGTCTTCTTGATGTTCAGACCCTCTTTTTTGAGGTCACTTATACGAGAGGCGAGGCGATAACAGCCAAAGTCCCTCAGGGCTTCAAGGGGTGTTATAGAACCGCCTGAAAGAAGACGTTCACGGATAAGCCTCAGGTGGCTGTTTATTCTCTCTCCCATAGACTTTATCTTTTGTGGGTTGAACAATATGTTGCTGCCTTGCAGTTTATCTCTTTCTCGGTCTGAACTCTGTTGTCGCACATCCATGCTTCAAGGTCAGACTTTTTGAAATAAAGTTTGCGGTTCTTCTTGAAGTGCGGTATCTGTCGCCCTGATGTCAGGCGATAGAGGTGCGCTGTGCTGAAACCCGTGAACAGGGCTGCTTCGTTCAGGTCAAGAACCGTCTTTGCGCTTATCAGAGCCAACTCGCCGATACGGTCGAGTTTCTCGTTCATTTCTTCAAGTGTTACGCTCATAAGTCAATCGTCCCATTCGGGTTCATAAAGTTCATAATCCTCAACTTCGCCCGTTCCGTCACAGACAGAACACGTTTCTTTTTCGCCCTGGCAATAGCGCAGCCCTTTCTCAATGGCTTCGGTCTCGTCAGCGGGCAGAGCGTTGAACTCTTTCTCCGTCACTTCTGTTTCTCTGTTCTCTTCAAGGTCGTAGCGATACCATACATAGCCCTGACCTTGACAGGCGGCACACTCAATCATTCGTGGCTCGGGAGAACAGACGGGGCAGTTGGGGTGTCCGTGACATACTTCACACATACGCTATTCCTCCTCGTCAATCAGTTTTGAGAGGTCAGGCAAGAACCCCTTTTCATTCAACCTTGCGAAACAGAAGCCTGTCACAAGTGTGCTTGCCAACGCCCCCGCTTTCATAAAGAAAAACTGAATGAGGGTCAAAGGGTTCTTTGGGTCTTCCTCGCCGATGAGAACGATGAAAGAGAACGTGAACCATGTGGCGATGGCGATTAATAACGCCCATTTGAAAACCTTAGATTTCTTCATCTTCTTTTTGCTTTAATGCTGTTAAACCGAGCTTGATTACCTCCTGATACTTTGTCAGAAGCCTAATCAGGCGTTTGTTCTCACTTCTGTACATTCTGTTAGCGTCTTCAAGAGCCTTGATGTACTTTGCATCCGAACGCCCCTCACGTTTGACTGAGGTCTCAACGTCCATTTTGGCGAGTTCAGGGAAGAAGTCTTTGTCGTTTGTTGAGAGCGTCACAGACTTCTCACGCCGCTTCACGGTCTCTACTTGACCGTTCTCACGCTGCGCTCGGCGTTCCCAATATGCCTCCATGTACTTCTTGTTGTACTGATACTTCGCCTTGTTTGCTTCTTTGCTTGCCATACGCTTACACCTCCTCCGTTTTCAGACTTTCTTCAACACGTTTCAGGATAACGTAAATCGTCCCCATGCTGTGAACGTTGTACTTGCCCATGAGGTGCTGAATGACCATTATTTTGCTCTGACCCTTGACCGCCATCAGGCTGTTGTAGTCATCGTAAATTGCCCTGTCACGTGCTTCACGCTCTTTTTGGCAATCCGTTTTGAAAATCATTTCTGCCATAATTCTTGTTAAAATTTCGATTTTACTTATCAGTTTATTTCCGATTTTAATTCTTATTTCATATCTTTGTGCGGTTATTTAACCGTAACTGTGTGCAAATATAAACTAAGTTTCGCTTTTAGAAGAATTTTCCGAAAGAAAATTGCGATTTTTAACTTTAATTAAGCGTATGACGGAGATACAGAGAATAAGAAAAGCCATTAATTGGCTACTATACAAAGGCGTAGCAGAAAACGACCGAGAACTCTCTGAGATAATGGGTTACACAAAGTCTTCATTCTCTCAGATTGTGAACGGGCGTGTGCCTTTATCAGACAAGTTTGCAAAGAAACTCTGCCGACTTGATGAAAATATAAACGAAGTTTGGATTTTAACAGGCGAGGGAGAAATGTTCAAGAATGAGCCTGAAACTAACCTGAACAGTGAAAACGGCGTGACAATTCAGAAAGACGTGTGGGCTGTTCTTCAACAACAGGCACAGAGCCTTGCAT